AAATTTTTAGCTTGAACACCCTAGCAATTTGTCGCGAATCTAGCTACACACTACCCACGATGTTGCTCGATTGGCGACACTATTTGGGGGTACTGCTAGATGCAGAATGGGTTGATTGCACAAGCACTTACTAGACGTGAAGAGCGCCCGGATATTCATAAGCCTGTCGCCAAAGTTCGAAGCGGAGAATCTTTCCGCGGCAACATAGCCGAAATGGTCCGCGACCTCAAAGAGCACGTCCCCGGCCTATCAGTTAGGCAGTTGTCCACATTGATTGGCGTCAGCGTCGGCACCGTTCATAACAACCTTCCCAAGACGACAGAGGCCAATGACCATTCGGAACATTGGACGACCGACGACAACGAGTCGGCTTCAGCCGCTCACTTGTCAGCTTTGCGTAAGCATCATGAATGCTATCGCGATGAAGTTTCGTACATCCTTTTTGACGGCAAGACCGCCGATCGCGACGAGTGGTCGACCGTGCCTGCAGTCTACACCACCCCGGAATTTCGCGACCCTTACCGCCGTGCCGATCAGTCTCACACGATCAAGCGGCCGATTACCTTAGCTACCCGCCCGTTCAGCGTCGCGGCTTAAACCAAACCCCAACACACCCAAACCGAAACAACATCTGAGGAGATGTGATGCAGGATTTTGCTTATTCGCTGGATGACGAAGTCATGGTTGGCAACGTCAAAGCAAGCGTCGTTGGTGCCGCAGCATTCTCGCACAAGAGCGACGAATATCTGTTGCGGCTGATCGATGACGAAGGACTCCCGTCCGAACGTTGGTTCACTGAAAGCGCAATCAGAAAGGCGAGGACTCATTAATGAATACGTTCAAGAAGGGTGACGTTGTCAGCGTGTATGGCAAGGGCCGGCATATCGTGGATTACATCGATGGTCCGTACGTCTATCACGACAAGGGCGGGTGCTCCTATCACGGTGACTGCAAGCTCGTGCCACAGCCGAAGTTTGGGCCGGGGGATGTTGTCAGTAACGGCAGCAGTAGCGGCGAATTCACTATCAAGTGCGTGAAGACGAGCTTCCAAGACGGAACACCGTACAACGGCGAGGCTGCTTACGATTACGCGGACTCGTACAAGGGCGCTTGGGATTACGAGCGCCATCTGACTCTCGTCCGTCGCGCCAACCCCGCACCGACGCTTGGCGACATCGTTAGTGATGCGTTGAAGAGCCGGAGCGGTATCAAGGTTGGCGATCGCGTTCGATTGGACTCGCCCGAATATGACGACATCCCGGGCACGGTTACGTCGATTGAGTGGCCGCACTTCAAGGCTCGTTGGGACGGCGGGGGAGGCGATTCCGTTCCATTCCCGATCAAGTACGCCGTCGTTATTTCGTCAGCGCCCGGCCTCGAAACTGTTTTTTCGGAGATCAGGGCCGGTCGCGTCATTAACGCGATCAAGGAGTATCGCGCGGTATACGGCGTCGGCCTGAAGGAAGCCAAGGACTCCGTTGAAGCGATCCGAGAGGCAATGAATTTGGCGGCCCCGGCCCCCGTATCCGCCCCACGCGACTCGATCGTGGTTCGGTTCGAGAACGGCAAGTACGAACCGAACTCGCCGCCGAAGGTGCACCCGTCGCTTGCGGAAGCCACGGCGGAAGCCGAACGGCTCGCGAAGAAAGAGCCCGGCATCGCGTTCGCAACGTTCTCGCTGATGTCGCACAGCACCGCGACGAAGCCGACTGTTTCGACGGTGGCGAAATGACCACAGACAAGCCGCAACAGCTTCCGCGGCGTCCACCTCCGGGCGCTGCATACACAACATGGGTTGCCGATGCCAAAGGCGCCCTCACCGAGCAGCCGGCGTACGTCGCGCCAGAGAGTGACGCAGCATGACGGAATTTGAACCGTTTCCGAAGATCGGCCGGCTTCGCCGCGACTGCGTCGTTACGGAGAAGATTGACGGCACGAATGCACAGGTTTGCATTGTTGCAGACGGTGAACTTGACGGCGCCGTTGCCTACGTCGGCGGGTACTCGATTTATGCCGGCTCGCGTAGCCGGTGGCTGCAGCCCGGTAAAGGCAATGACAACTTTGGCTTTGCCGGCTGGGTTGTCGACAACGCCGCGGAATTGGTCAAGCTTGGCGAGGGAAGGCACTACGGCGAGTGGTGGGGCGTTGGAATCCAACGCGGCTACGATCTGACGGAGCGCCGCTTTTCCCTCTTCAACGCCTACCGCTGGCGCGAGGAACGGCCTTCGTGCTGCGGCGTGGTGCCGATCTTGTATGCCGGGCCGTTCAACACAACCGCAGTCGATGCTGTTGTTTGGGAGTTGGAGCGAACCGGCTCCGTTGCCAAGCCTGATTTCATGAAGCCAGAGGGAATCATCGTCTATCACGCGGCGACGAAGACGTACTTCAAGCGGCTCTTGGAGAACGACGAGATTTCCAAGGGCGAGGCGCTAGCCGCCTAGCTCCCCAGACGGCACCACTACCAATTGTAGCCGGCGCCGCCAAAACACCAGCCCGTTGGGCAAGTTCTGAATTTTCGAACCCGCTGTTGACCACAGTTCGGGAAACCCATATTTCTGCCAATCAGAAAGGTACGTATCAATGAACTGCGGCATCGGCATTTGGTTCGGCGTGTTCTGAGTGCTCGACATCATCCACGGCACCCTAGCATCTTTGGATGCTAGCTACTTCGTCGCTTGGATATTTGGACTCATGCTCGCGGTAGTCGTCGCCTGCATTATCGGTCACTTTATCCTGAAACTTATTGACCACTGGAGATTTCAGATTTGGCTAAATCAATTGCATCGTTAGTTTCGACCAAGTCCGACAGGCCGCCGATTTTGTTGCTCTACGGTGTCGGCGGCGTCGGAAAGACCTCGCTTGCCGCGGAATTTCCCGACCCTGTCTATCTGCATACGCAGGGCGAAGAGCCGCCAAGCAACGTTGAGCTTGCGACCCCCGGTGTCGTCGAGTCCTACGACGAAATGATTGAACTGATGACAGAGCTTGTCGTTGGCGATCACGACCGGAAGACTGTCATTATCGATAGCCTTGACGGCTTCGAGTCGTTGGTTTGGGCGAAGACATGCGGTCGACTCGGCGTCAACTCGATTGAAGACCCCGGCTACGGCAAGGGCTACATCGAAACCGATCAGGAATGGCAGTATTTCATTGACGGTGCCTTGGCCCTGAAGCAGCGCGGAATTTGCGTTGTGATCTTGGCTCACCCTGAAATCGTTCGTTTCGACTCGCCTATCACGGACCCGTACAGCCGATACACCGTGAAGCTTCACAAGCGAGCCAACGCGATTATCCGTGAGAAATCCGACATCGTCGGATTCATGAACTACCGCACCACCATCAAAGAGAAGGAAGTTGCCCGGCAGAAGACAGTTGCTCACGGCGAAGGCGGCGGAGATCGGCAGATTCATCTTGAGGAACGGCCGGGCTTCCTAGCCAAGAACCGATACCAAATGCCGACAGTGATTCAATACAAGATCGGCAAGGGTTACGAAGAACTTTCGAAGCACTTCCCGGCGCCATACGGCGCTGTGGTGGCGAACGACAACACCAAGACGACCAAGAAGAAAGCAGCGTGATGGGACAGTTTAAGATTGGGGACAAGGTCACTAATAGCGGCGTTGTCGCGACGGTGATTGGAGTTGAGCAACTGCTACGCGTCGATTGGGGTAACGGCATCTTTGGTTTCTGGCCGGCTTCTTCTTTTACGCTCGTGCAGCGCAAGTTCAAGGAAGGCGATTTCGTCCGCAGTATCGCTGACGACGAAACCAATGGCACCGTTGGAGTCGTCTTCGAAGACGACGGCAGCGAGGAAGATAGCGACCCGTATTGGGTTGGTTTGTTCGATGCTGACTGCAGCGAATTTCCGTTCTCTGCACACGAGCTAATTCCTTGGGTGCCGATTGTTGGTGAACGCGTCATCGAGGCAGACGCGGACGATGACGAAGAAGGCACGATCGTTTCGGTTGCCGATGGTCGCGCGGTTGTTCTCTGGGACTCGTTCCCTCTCGCTCAAGACTGGCCATTGTCTGATCTTGAGCCGGCCGAAGAGTTCGAAGAAGACGATTTCGAAGTTGGGGACGAAGTCGTTTATTCGAATCCGCTCTTTACCAACACCTACAGCGCTCGTGTGATGGACGTTCAAGAAAACGTCGTCTTCGTCAACTTCGAGTCTGAAGCTCCGTTGGTCGACGCATATTACCCCAAAGATTTTTTCAGCAAGGCAGCATAGGAGTTACGAACTAGATGGCAAGTCTTAACGGTCAATATGATCCGGAAGCAGGCGTACCCGGCGTATACGAAGTCTTCGAAGCCGGCCCCAACCCGATGGAAGTTGTTGAGTCCGACATCGTCGCGACGAAGGCCGGCACTGGCAAGCTTCTGAAGTACAAGGTTCGTATTACGGAAGGCGACAACGAAGACCGTTTGGTTTTCGGGCAGTTCAACTTGCAGAACCCGAATCCCGTCGCAACGAAGATCGGGCAGGAAGAGTTCCGTGCGCTCCGCGAAGTCGTCGGTGTCCTTGAACCGGAAGATACCCAAGACCTGCATTTCAAGCAGTTCATTGGCTACGTGAAGATTACGCCGGCCAAAGGCGAGTACGCGGCCAAGAACGAAATCGATTGGGGCAAGACCTACAAAATCTTCACCGATGGTGTCGACGCTGTAGCGCCGCCAGCCAACGACAATGAGAAGCCCGCACCGGCCAAGGCTGCACCGGTCAAGGCCGCTGCGAAGCCCGCTGCAGGCGCTGCCAAGGCTCCGTGGCCTAGGAAGGCTGCGTAACTAGTCGCCGTAAGACGTTTGGGGGTGGAGACGACAAACCCCCGCTTATTTTTAGGAAACCATTTTGGCAAAGCTTACCGAAGACCTAGTTATGCCGCCGCAATTGACTGTGGCCGCGATCTACGCCGCGTATGAAGCTGCGAAAGAAGAATGGGACTCGCTTGGCATCTCTGTTGGCGAGCTTGGCGAAGAGTGTCAGAGGAAATTGTACTATGCACTTCATTGGGTGACGCATCCGGAGAAAGTGCCGGGGCGCAATCTTCGCCTGTTTGATACAGGCAATATCGAAGAAGACCGGATGGTGGCGGACCTGCAGCGGGCCGGTATCGAGGTTTTCGGGCAGCAAGATAAAATTCGCTTGGTGTCTGGCCACGTGCGCGGAAAGATCGATGGCCGATGCCTTGGCCTGCCGGAAGCTGCGAAGACTGAGCATCTTGTCGAATTCAAATCGAGTAACGACAAGAATTTCAAGCTGCTTCTAAAGAAGGGATGCAAGGAAGCGAAACCGCTGCACTATTGCCAAGTGCAGATGGGCTGCCACGCGTTTGGCTTGACTCGCGGTCTCTATCTTGTCGTGAACAAAAACGATGACACCTTGTATCAAGAGCGCATTGAGTACGATGTAGAGTATTGCCTAAAGATGCTTGCGAAGGCTGAACGCATCATTCGCGCTACATCGCCTCCGCCTCGCATCTCAGAAGACCCCGAGTTTTTCGGCTGCCGGTTCTGCAACAAAAAAGATATTTGCCACCATGACGCTTTGCCGCGCGTGAGTTGTCGCACGTGCCTATTCGTTACGCCGCAGATGGGTGGTGATGCAGCATGGGAGTGCGGAAAGTACAATAAGCCCCTGTCGTTCGATGAACAGAAGCTGGGTTGCCCTTCCCACCTATTCGATCCCGATCTGATTTCAGCGGAACAGATCGATTCTGATGAAGTGAACGAGACGGTTACGTACCGCCTTCGTGATGGCACCATATGGGTTGATGGGCAGGTTGCGGCGTGAGTCTACCTAAGACTTGGAAGAGGGCCATTGAGCTTGGCCGAAAGCACTACAATACCAAGCTCAAGTGCAGCAAAGGACATTTAAGCAAGAGATTCACTGCGAATAGACAATGCGTAGAATGCTGTCTGGCACGGCAACGTGATGCGTACTGGAAAGACCCCGACTCGGAAAGAGCCCGTTTGAGAATTCGCCGCCTAGCTGATCCGCAAAAAAGTAAAGACGCTTGGGCTCGCTATTCGAAATTGAACCGCAGGATTCTAAATACCAAAAGCCGAGATCACTACGCAGCCAACATAGACGCAAAACGAGAACGCGCCCGACGCGACCACGCAAATAATAGAGAAGTCAATAACGCCAGATCGCGCCGTTACTACCAAGAGAACAAACAAAAGGTTCTTGTACAAAAAACGAATTGGCTTGCGAAACATCCGGGATACGCAGCGAGCGTAGTTCGCAATAGACGCGCATTGAAAAAGGGAAATGGCGGCACTCATACAGTCGCGGAAGTTATTGCGATTCTTAAAAAGCAAAACTACCGATGCGTCTACTGCAATATTTCAATTCGTCACAAGCGGCACATGGATCATATCAAACCATTGTCGCGCGGCGGTTCTAACAACGCAAAGAATTTGCAGGGTCTTTGCCCTAGTTGCAATTCCAGCAAGAATGACAAGACCCACGCTGAATATGTCAAATTTCTTAAACTGAGGAATGCAGCATGACCAAACTTCACAAGCAAGTCACCAAAGCTCTTCGTAAAACCGACAACGCGGAAGAAATCCCCGACTACGAAGAGTTGGCGCGTGTCGCAATCAAGGCGGTTCGCAGGGCGCTGAAGTGATGACCCTGCAGGTAGGCGACACCGTCGATAGTATCGAGGTTGGTACGAAGGAAGCATTTACCGGCACCATCGTTAAGGTGTTGCCGTTCGCCTACCACGTCCGCGACGCCTTCAACAAGCGCTGGCATCGCAGTGAAGACGAACTAACCCTAGTGAGGAAAGCATGAACACGCTTACAGGCCGCAGGCAGTACAAGTCGACCGTGCACGGACTCATTCTGCAAGTTGAGTTTTGTTTCTGGGATGTAACACGTTGGCGCTGTGCGTGGCGCGATGCCGACGTTTACGACGTGTGTAGCTTTGAGATGGCGGCTTTGTGATGTTTGACCCCACGCTAATTCACGGCGATTGCTTGGAAGTTATGGCCGACGCTCCGGACGCGAGCGTTGACATGATCTTGTGCGACTTGCCGTACGGGACGACGGCTTGCGCTTGGGACGCCGTGATTCCATTCGATCGGCTTTGGGCCGAGTATAGGCGGATATCAAGGCCGAACGCGGCCATAGTGCTAACAGCGAGTCAGCCGTTTACTTCCGCGCTAATCATGAGCGCAATCGATTTGTTCAAGTACGAATGGATTTGGGAAAAGAGCAGAGCGACGGGGCACGTTCACGCCAAGAATAAGACGATGAAGAAGCACGAGAACGTCTT